GCCTGATCTTCCGTGCTATCGCTAACGGTGCTCGTAAGGCTTCTCCTGTGTCTGCCACCTCCTTTGTGGAGCCTGGTGGTACTCAGATCCGTGTTGGCACCACTGCTAACTTCTCGGATGCTTATGATGACGCTGCTCTGGTCACCGCCTTCTACGACGCCGCTGCTGCGATGGACGAGAAGGGTGTGAGCCAAGAGGGTCGTGTTGCTGTTCTGACTCCTCGTCAGTACTATGCACTGCTGCAAGGCATCAACTCCAATATCCTTGTCAACCGTGACGTTCAGGGCGATGCTCTGCAGTCTGGTAAGGGTATCATGAGCATTGCTGGTATCGAGATCTTCAAGTCTACCAACATTCCTTTCTTCAGCAACTACGGTACCAAGTTCGGTTCGACCGGCGGTACTACCGACACTGGTGTTGCTTCTCCTGGTAATCTGGGTAGCTTCATTGACACCGGCATGGAAGATGCTGATGCTGCTGCTACTGGCATCAACAACGAGTATGGTCTGGGTTCTGAGTTCAGCAAGTCCTGCGGTCTGATCTTCCAACGTGAAGCTGCTGGCGCTGTTGAAGCTATTGGTCCTCAGGTCCAAGTCACCAGCGGTGACGCTTCCATCATCTACCAAGGTGATGTGATCGTTGGTCGTCTCGCCATGGGTGCTGACTACCTGAATCCTGCTGCTTGTGTGGAACTGTTTGCTGGCGCTGCCTCTGGCGACGCTGCTTTCTGATCTTTAATTCGATCAATACTGGGGGTCCTTCGGGACCCCTTTTTTTTATCTTTCGATAGGTAACTATGCCCTTTCCTACTTATGCTGCGTCCACCGAACTGGATGCTGTAAATCAAATACTTAGCTCAGTGGGACAGGCTCCTGTCACCACACTAGATCTGCAGAACCCTGAAGTATCTATTGTACTCAACACCCTCCGGGAAGTTAATCGTCAAGTTCAATCTGAAGGATGGATCTTCAACACTGAACGTGAGTATGAGATGACTCCCGACAGCTCTACTAATCAGATTGCATATCCATATAATATGCTGCAGATTGATACTAATACTGAGTATCATAAGAACAAGTATGATGTAGTTCGCCGTAACGGTAAACTATATGATCGTCTGCATCATACCTTTACTTTTACTGATTCTATTAAAGCAGACGTTGTTTGGTTCTTTGACTTTACCGACGTTCCTCCTGCTATTCAAACCTATATTACTGCCCGAGCTGCTCGCATGTGTGCTACCAAGATGATTGGTGACCGTGAGCTTAATGCACTTCTCCAAGAACAAGAATTTAACACTAGAGCTTCTGCTCTTGAATACGATTGTAATCAAGGCGACTACTCTATGTTCGGGTTCAGAGATGGTGAAAATTATTACAATAGCTATCAACCCTTCCAAGCATTGATGCGATGAGTACTGTAACCCAAAGGATTCCCAATCTTCTATCTGGCATTTCACAACAACCTGATAACCGTAAGTTTCCTGGACAACTGCGGGATTCTGTGAATGCTTTTCCTGACTATACTCTTGGTCTTCTCAAGCGTCCTGGTGGTCAATTTACATCTAAACTATACGGCGCTACTCCTGAAGGTAAGTGGTTTTCAATCCTTAGGGATCAACAAGAAAAGTACGTCGCTCAATATGATGACTATACCTTCCGTGTGTGGAGCCTTATTGATAGTGCATTAGGAGAAGCTGGTTCTCCTCGTGCTGTTGATATGGGAACCAATACAGGTGTTCCAGGTACCTGTAAATTAGAGGATATTCTTTCTATTACTAATGCAGGTTCAGGTTTAACAGATGGTACTTTTACTGATTTAGCTACTGCTACAACAGAGTCTGGTACTGGTTTAACTGTTGATCTTGTTATTGCTAGTGGTGTTGTTACCACAGTAACCATCAATCAATCTGGCTCTGGTTATGCTGATGGTGATACCATTACAATGAGTGACACTGGTACATATCCCAGTGTTGAGTTTTCATATGATGAAGGTTTAAAAACTAGACTGGCTACTTACAATGATGCAGTAGAAGATACTGCTGCTGCACTTACTGCACTTCATGCTGCTCAAGCTGACTATGCAGAAGCACTTGCTGCTAAAAATGCAACTCAAACTGCACTGTTTGATGTTAAATTCTATTATACACCGCCTGATCAACCTAACACAGTAATTGAGCAGTATCTCTATTCTGGTATTCTAAAGGATGCTGATGGGACTTATACAATTAAAAACCCAGATGCAGTAGATGTAGCAGATCGTTTAATTATTACTGATACTTTACCAGATAACATTCGTTTAGGTATTGAGTACACTGATGAATACCCGCTGCTCGCTGCTGAAGGTTATCGTGTCTACCAAGCCTTACTAACTGTTGCTGCTACTGGAGCAGATAGTCTAACTATTACTGCTGCTGGCACAGGTCTTACAGATGGTACTTACACTAATCTTACAACTGCTACCACAGGCACTGGTACTGGTTTAACCGTTGACATTGTAGTTAGTGGTGGAGTAGTAACCACTGCAACTATCAATGCTCAAGGTACACAATGGAAAGAACCTGTTCCAACAGCGTATTATGCTGATGGAGATACTGTTACTCTGACTGATGCTGCTTATAGTGCTGTTAGTTTTGAGTATCAGTCTCCTGTACAAGAAGCTTATAGTACTGTAAGCAGTGCCCAAACTGCTTATGACAATGCTGTCTCTGATGAAGCTACAGCTAAAACCAATTATGATGCAGAAGTAACTAATTGCACTATTACCACCATCCCGTCAAATGCTTACCTCACTAAAGTAGTTGATGGTGTTGACGTACCAGTAGATCCTGAGGACATTGAACTTCTAACTCTTAACGACTACACCTTTGTTCTTAACAAGGAGAAGGTTGTAGAGTTGGAGACTACTTTGTCTGCTACGCAACCATATCAAGCGTTTGTCACCCTTAAAGTTGTTGGTACTGGTCATTACCGAATCTACCTTGATGGTACTGAACGTGCTACTTACAACGCTGGTACTGGTGGTGATGTAGATGCTATTATCACTGACCTTGCTTCTGATATTGATGGTAATACATTTGGTAGTACTACCTTCTCTGCCACTGTAGTCGGTCCTGGTATCTACATTAGTGCTGATGCTGCTTTTACAATTAAAGTAGTTGGTGGACCGTCTGAAACAGCAATGACTGTTTTCCAGGATACTGCACCGACTGTTGCTGATCTTCCTCTTCAATGTAAAGATGGTTATGTTGTAAAGATTGTCAACAGCGAAGATATTGATGTCGATGACATGTATGTCAAGTTTGTAGCGGATGGTACTGCTACTTACGGTACTGGTATCTGGGAAGAGACGATTGCTCCTGGTATTAAGTATGAGTTTGATGAGCTGACTATGCCTCATCAGCTTGTTCGTAATGCTGATGGTTCATTTACTTTTGGTCCTATTAACTGGGAAGATCGTCTTGTTGGTGATGAAACCACTAACCCTGACCCTAGTTTTGTTGGACAGAAGATCAATAACCTTTTCTTCTATCGTAACCGCCTAGGGTTCTTGTCAAATGAAGCAGTAGTCATGAGCCGTGCTGGTGATTACTTTAACTTCTGGGTAACGACAGCATTGACGGTTACCGACGATGATCCGATTGATGTAACTGCAGCATCGGTTAGACCAGTTAACCATCGCTTTGTCCTTCCGACTAGTGTTGGTTTGGTCCTGTTTAGTGACACCGAACAATTCATCCTGACTACTGACGCTGACATCTTGAGTCCTAAGACAGCCAAGATCAACGAAATGTCAAGTTATGATTGTGACCCGGATGTTGCTGCTGTAGGCATGGGTACGAACGTTGGTTTCATTTCTAAGACTCCTTTGTATTCTAGGTTCTATGAAATCTCCAGAATTAGTAAGGATAATCCACCAGACATGTTTGAACAAACTAAGGTTGTTCCTGAACTTATCCCAGCCACTGTTGATAGCATGATAGCATCTCCTGCTATGTCGCTTGTCTCTATGGCAACGACTGGTAGCAGCACGGTCTATCAATTCCGCTTTCTTGATCTTCAAGGCGGTCAACGCCTGTCTTCGTGGTATAAGTGGGATTTGACTGGTACAATGCTTGACCAGTTCTTCGATAGTAATGAGTACTATGCCGTTGTTAAAAACGGTACTGATGTTTACGTTCAATCTTATGACCTGACTCAAGCAAGTGAGGAAGGGTTCTTAACTCTACCTACTGGAGAAAAGACTGATGTTTGTCTCGATCTTTGGAACGTTAATCCTTATCGAACCTACGACTCTTCTGCTGACACAACTCGTATCTTCTTACCGTATGATGAAGTCACTGATGGTACGCTCGCTGTAATCATCCTAGGAGGCTACATAGGCGACGATGAAGGCACAGGTAGTCAATCGGTAGGACGAGTGCTTTACCCCACCGTAGAGGGCACTGCAGGTGCCTATTACGTGGATGTAGACGAGGACTTTAGAGGACGTGATCTAATTATTGGTTACAACTACACGATGACTGTTGAACTTCCTGAGTTCTACCTTATCTCTGCTGAAGGTTCAACTGCTTCGTCTGACTTTACCTCTGATCTTATTATCCACCGAGTTAAAGTGTCTACTGGTCTTAGCGGTCCTGTGAAATATCAAGTGACTATCACTGGTCGTCCTGAGTGGAGTAATACTATTGAAGCTGTTGCTCCTTACGATTATACTTTGAACAATGTGAACATGGCATCTGATGCTATCCACACTGTACCGATTTATCAACGTAACGAGAATCTTAACTTTAAGATTATTGGTGATACACCATTTCCAGTTAGCCTTCGTAGCTTGAATTGGGAAGGTAAGTATAACCCACGTTTCTATAGGCGTTCCTAATGACTACATCCACCCGTGGTTTTACCTTTAAACCAGCTACCATTAACGACGTATACGAACTAACCAGTCAAATGCTGGATAGAGGTTTGTTAGACTTTGAAAGAGTAGGACAACACCCAGTCTTATCTCTTGCTATGTATATCCATGAAGATGACTCCTATCTAATCTACGGACCTGATGGGAGTCTCTATGGAGCTTACGGTGTGTCGGAAGATAATGCCGTTTGGATACAGATGACGAAGCAAGTTAAGAAGAATCCACGCACTACTGTTAGATTTGGTAAAGCGTTAATGGAACATATAAACCGTCCTTATCTATGGACGACTATTGATATAAAAAATACTGATCTAATTAACTTAGCTAGGTATTTAGGTTTTAAGGTTCTGCGGGTATTTCCAGATGGACCTGACAATGTTTACTCTATAGAAATTGTACGATTATGCTAAACTTTGCACCTGCAGCAGCAGCTAGCGGCGCATCATACAGCGGGGGTGCAGCTACTGGTGCTTTTACATCTAGTGCTGGTAGCGGTGCCTCTAGCGCCGGTCTATTCGCTAACCCTGTAGGTCTTGCTCTTGCTGGTGGTCAGCTTGCCTTTGGCATTGCTAACATGGTTCAGCAAGGCAAGGCTAGTGAGCAACAAGCTTACAACCAAGCCTACAAAACTGCATACAGCAACAGCATCAACCAATTCAGGGTTGAACAACAGAACAATCAAATCGCAGCAGCCTTTGGTGCTAAAGTAGATTTTGTTCAGAATCAAATTGAAAACAACTTTGCTGCTGCTCAAGCATCTTGGGTTGCTGAGCAAATGCGTTTGAATGAAGTTTATGATACTGCTGCTTACAAAAGTCAAGCAATGCAGAAACTTCTAAAAGAAGCACTTGGTACTCAAGCTGCTCGTGAAGTCTACGGTAAAAGTGCAAGACGTGGAGCATTGGTCTCTACTCTTGGTGCTTATGGTCGCAGCCGTGCTCAACTTGTCGATTCTTTGATGAGTGAAACTACTGCTGCTCAAATGAGAATGGAGCGTGTTGAACAACAGAAACGAGCACAAGACAAACTTGCTATTGCTCAACTGTCTGTGCTTCCTGCTGCTGCTACCTTTACGCCTACTCCTATGGCTGCAGCGTCTGGTCCTGGATTTGGTCAAACTGCTTTGCAGTTGGCTGGTCTTGGTATGCAAGCGTTCCAAACTGGTTATGGTGTCACTCCTAGTGGTGGTTCTTTCTTAGGTATTCAGAAGGCTTAACAAATGGCAGAATTTCAAGAAGAGAGTCTGTTTCGTGGAGCAGCGCAGAGCCAAGGCTTTGCACCTATGCAAGCTCCCGATACCTCTCGTTTCCTACGGGAAAACATGGGTCAACTTGACCGTAACTTTGCTCAACTAGAGAATGCTCAATCTGCTGATCTTGAGAACAAACTAAAGCGGCAACAAGAGATTCTGTCTACTCTTAGTCAGTTCTCTGAAACTGCTATGAAGTTTGCAGAAACTCAAGGTAAAGCTTACATTGATCAGCAAATTATTGAAGGTCAGAATAAGGCACGTAGCCTTGGTAAATCACTAAACTACGGTATTTCTGCTGAAAAGGAGCAGCAATTCAATGATACTCTAAATCAGGAAAAGCAAGTTCAGTCTAAAATGGCTGATGTTGCTCTTGATATGGGTAAACAGAATGCACCTATTGAAGCAGTTAACTACATTAAATCTCTTCCTCAGTACCAACGTATCGGTGCTTACCGTACTTATCTAGCTAATAAAGCTGGTACTTACAAAGCCTACCTGCAAAACTTCCTTCAACGTGGAGACATCAATCTTCCTCGTCCTGGTGGTGGTACGTTTACTCCTCAACAAGTTGATGACAACCCTGAGTTGTTGCAGATTGTTTTAGGTGCTGCTGGTCGGATGTTTATGGCAGAAGAAGTCGGCATTGGAGCAGACTTCAACCCTACGGGAATCGCTGCTAAACCATTGTATGAAGCAATGGACAAGACAGATGACGAGTATATGTACAACATTCGTCAACAGAGTGCTATCAATAACTCTGCTGATATGATTGCTCAAGCTCGTGAAACCTTCCGTGCTAATGGTGATCTTAATGCATACTTGTCTTCCTTGACTGGTAGCATTAATGAATATGGTAAGATGCGAGGTAGATCTGAAGCTCTTACTGAAATCTTTAAAGAGATTGAAACTGCTTATGCTGCTGGTGATACAGAGATCCTAAACGCTTTGGATCAAGTTGTTGACGGTGATGCTAAAAGTCAAACCTGGCGTCAACGGTTTGCCAACCGTATTGAAGGTGAGAAGGGTCTTAACGCTGCTATTGATGCAATTGATCGTCGCAACCGTGCTCGGTTAGATGAACAAGAAAATGAAGAAATGAAGCAGCGTAAGCGTAGCTGGGAAGATGCCATGAAGGATATGGCAATGAGAGGTGAAACGCTTACTGAGTTTCAACAGAAGCAAGCGTTGGAAGATGCTATGAAGGAGACAGGTAAGCCTGCTTCGGCATTTCCTTGGATTCAGGATCAACCGACGAAAGAAGGTCAAGACCGTGAACAAGAAGAAGCTGCTCTTAATGACCTTCGTCGGAAGCGTGGTTATCTGATTGAATCTGATCTTCGTAATGTCAGTATGGACACGTATCGAAAGTTTATTTCGACTGTTCAAAATGACGAACCTCTTGCTAAACTTCCTAAGCACTTTGAGTCTGATGCAACCAGTAAGATCAATGCTTTGACTGATGATCACTTCAAGGTGACTGAGGGTGATGCTCCTAAGACGAATGATTGGCAGGATATGGCACGTCGGGCACGTGATGCCTACCGTGTTTATATTCAAGAAAACATTCTATCTGGTATGACCCAGCAAGAAGCTCAGCAAAAAGCGTTGGATCGTGTCGAAAGGAATTTTGCTGTTAATACCTACAGCAAAGATCCTAACGTTCCTTCAACTCTTCGCTATCGTCAGACTCTTAGTTCTGCACGAACTTCTATGGCAAACCTGCCTAAGATTGACACCTATGTTTTTAACGGTACAGACAATGAACTTAAACAGCTTCAAGCTTACAGTAAAGGACAAGGTGCAATCCCTAAGCTGTACTACGATCTGGCAGTCGGTCAAAAGAACCTTACTGCTTGGGACATTGCCGCTGCTCAGTATCGTGCTGCTGGATACGGTGAACTCGGGAAAAGCACTGAAAGGGTCCAGTATGAGCGGATGGATCCTGCAGTACAAGCGGTCATTGATTATAAACCCAACGTAAATAAACTTAATCGAGCTACTACTTCTAGCTTTAACGCTCAAACTTCTTCACTGCCTAATCCTGCTTTGAAACGTGCTGCAGATATTGTAGCTAAGTATGAAGCAGCGGGAGCCGGTTATAATGCAGTCAACCAGATTGGTATCAAAGGTGGTACTGCTACTTTAGGATTCTCTGGTGATTTCCGTAAGATGACTCAACACGCTGGACGTGCTCTTACTGATATGACTGTTGGTGAGATCATGGATCTTCAAGCTGAACCTAGTGGAACTAGGATGAGTAATACTGATTGGATCAAACAAGGTAAACTCCATGCTGTTGGACGTTATCAATTCATTGGTCCTACTCTGAAAGGTCTTGTACAACGTCTTGGTATCTCACGTGATCAAAAGTTTACTTCTGAACTTCAAGACACATTATTCCTTTCTCTTTTGAAAAGCGGTGGTCTTGGACAATGGGTTGGACCAACTAATCACGCTACGGCTGAAGAAAAAGCACTTATTGAACAAGCTCGATCACTATTATGACATACAGCAGTTTTGATCCGTCAAAAGTTCAAATTGATTCAGCTAGTAACCTTGGAAACCTGACGGATCGTATTAACCAAGAAGAAATAGCTGAAGCACAGAAACCTGCTCCTCAACCTGAACTTGATGAAGAACAGCAGAAGAAAGCTGCTGAGGAGTATGAAAAAGAAAAGGCTGCGATGCCTACGTGGAGACGCTCCTTAGAAGAAGGTAGACCCGATCCTGATCTTATTGCTGAGAGTGACATGACTCTTGAGCAAAAGGCACAAGCACGTCTTGATGAGTTTCGAGCTGCTAAACGTAGTATGCAGCCAAGTCAATACGGTCTTAGTGAAAACACCATTGAACTCTTTGATGCCATTAAAGGTGGTGCTGCTAAAACTTGGTCATCTATTATGACCTTGCCTGAGCGTGTTGTTGACATGTCTACCGGCGCTATGCAGCGTGAAATCGAAGAGACTGGTAGGTATCGTCCTGAGTTTGATCCTCTCGCTTTGTCTGACTATGACCCTGGTCTTAAGACTTGGTGGGGTAAACTGATGGAAATGGGTATTCACTTCACTGGTCTTGCTGGTGGAGTGAAGTCCATTCCTGGTGTTGGCTCTAAGGTTGCTGGTGGTGGTGTTGCAGCTGACATCGGTGTTGGCTTTGCTAGTGACATTGTTTCTTCTACTTCTCAAGAAGGTAACCTGTCTCAAGAGATCTTTGAGTCTAAGGTTGTTGAACGTGTTCCTTATATGGGTGAGTTCCTCAATCGTGGTATTGGATTCCTTGCTACTAAAGACTCTGATCACCCTTGGTTGAAGACCTTTAAAAATGCTTTCGAAGGTATTGCAGCTGACGTTCTTGTTGGTTCGGTGCTTCGTAAGTTTGAAGGTGGTGAAGCACTTGATGCTGAGCGTAAATCTGACATCACTCGTCAAGTAGATGAAGCTATTGAAGCTGAATCACAAGCTGATGCTGTTAAGTATGCAGAAGACTCTTCCATCATTCAATCAGCTAGAGAGCGTTTACAGCAAATTAAACAGCAGATCTCTGATTTTGTTACTGGTGATGACGATCGTGCTATCTTAGACGAACTAAATGCTCAATTTGATGCAATGTCTAAGCAAGTAGATGAGATGAGCAAAAGTCTTGAGATAGGTAACTTCAGTGCTTACACTAATCGTGACATGGCTGATCCGTGGCAGGGTGCTCCTAGTTCCCGTGCTAAGTCTGCCTTCGACGGTGCTGAGCAAGCTAAGCGGATGAATGACCAGTGGGATACTCCTGGTGCTGGTTCTACTGACTCCATGTTTACGCCGGTTCAAGCCTATCGAATGGCGACTGAATCCGGTATGACTGAAGCTGAGTTGGATCGTCTTGCTAAAGAGCTTCTTACTGATAGCCGTTATCAAGAGATGAAGGCTGAGGTTGCAAAGAATAAGATGACCTTCAAAGAGGTTTATGGATATGCTTTTGAGCGTATGCAAGAAACCATTGGTCGTGATGCTACCTCTACTGATCCTGAAGACTTCTGGAAACCGTTCCTTGATGATGTTCAAGACCGCTTTGGCGGTACTGAAGCGTGGTCAATGAAGAACGTGGTTGCAGCTGACCTTGTTAATGCTTCGTTGTTCTCTCAACTGCGTGACCTTGGTATTGCTAGCCGAGAGATCTTTGACATTGCTGATGTGATGGATACCGATGGTCCGATGAAGACCATTGCTGAGCGTTTGATTGTTGGTCTTACTAACGTTAAGCGTTCTCGTTATCTGATCTCTACTGAGTTCCGTAAGCTGCAAGGTCCAAAAGCACAAGCTGCTCTTAATGAACGTGTTGAAGGTTTCCGTGCTGAATCGGAAGCTGCTGTTAACATGTTTATGGAGATGGCACAGAACTCTGATAGTGATGCTGTTGCCAAGGCTTTGGTTGAAGCATTCTCGATGAGTAATAAGATCCAAAACTGGAAGGATCTTGATGCTTACATGAAGCAACGGATTCGTAACTTTGGTCTTCAAGATGACGCCGGTATTGTCATTAAAGAGCTGCAAGGCGTGATGATGCACAGCATCCTTAGCGGTCCTAAAACGGCTCTGAGAGCTATGTCTGGTACGTTTACTGCCTCTGTACTACGTCCTATGAACACCGCTGTCGGTGCAAGTATGCGTGGTGATTGGGATACTGCTAGAGCCAATATGGCATCTATGAATGCCTTCATGCAGACTATTCCTGAAGCTTGGAAACTCTTTAAGACTAACCTTGGTTCTTACTGGGCAGGTGATGTTGCAACTGTTAAAACTCGTTTTGCAGAAGCACGTACCAAAGCTGATGATCAATGGGCGTTGTATGAGAACTGGGTAGATACACGTGGTAGTGATGCAGACAAAGCTGCATTTGCTGTTGCTAACATGGCTCGTTCTCTTAATGATAACAAGTTCCTGACTTACAGCACATCTATCATGGGTGCTACTGACGATGCCTTCACTATGCTGATGGCACGTGCACGGTCCCGTGAGAAAGCATTGCGTCAAGCAATGGATGAGGGTAAGGCAGGCAATGTGTCTGAAGTTACCCCTGAGCTACTGCGTAAGTATGAAGATAACTTCTACAAAGATCTGCTTGATGCTGATGGCAACATTAACATTGAAAGCGATCTTTATCTGAAGTCTACTGTTAAAGAAGCTACCCTTACTCAAGATCTTAGTGGGTTTACTGCTGGTCTTGAAGGTTTGTTTAACAGCTATCCCTTCGCTAAACCTTTCTTCTTGTTTGCTAGGACTGGTATTAACGGTCTGATGCTCAGCTACAAGAGTATGCCTGGTTTGGGTCTGCTTCATAAGCAATCCGTTGACATCCTCCGTGCTAAGCCTGAAGATCTTGATTCAGTTCTTAAGTATGGAATTGATAACCCAGAAGACCTTGCTAATGCTCAAGCTTTGATTGCTGGTCGTCAAGCTATTGGTGGCTCTATTGTCACCATGGCTGGTATGCACTACATGAACGGTGGTCTTACTGGTAATGGTCCTCAAGACCGACAACTCCGTAAGCTCTGGATGGATACTGGCTGGCAACCACGTAGCATTAAAGTTGGCAACGTTTGGGTCAGTTACGACACCTTTGAACCGTTCAACACTGTTCTTGCTGCTATCGCTGACATTGGCGACAACATGAAGCTGATGGGTCCGCAGTGGACTGAACAGAACCTTATGACTGTTGCACTGGCTGTTGCTGGTACTGCTACCAGTAAGTCTTATCTGCAAGGTCTTGGTCAGTTTGTTGATTTGTTCTCTGGTGAATCTAAGCAACACGAAAAGATTATTGGTGGTCTTATAAACAACACCGTTCCTCTTGCTAGCCTTCGTAATGAAATCGGTAAGATGATCAATCCTCACATGCGTGAGATTAACGGCAGTCTTATTGAAAGTATCCGTAACCGTAACCTTTTGACTGAGTTTGGTGATGATGCTCTGGCTGTTAAGTATGACATCCTGAACGGTAAACCAATCCGTGATTGGAACTTTATGGAGCGTATGTGGAACTCCCTGAGTCCCATCAGTCTGCAAATGATTGATAGTCCTGGGCGTACTATGCTGTGGAACAGTAATTATGATCTTCGTCTTGTGAGCTACAGCTCTCCTGACAATGTTGATCTTTCTGAATATCCTCAGATGCGTTCGTGGTTCCAAGAAGAGCTTGGTAAGTTGAACCTTGAAAAGACTCTTGATGAACTTGCTGGACGTGAAGATGTGAAAGCATCTATCAAACTTATGCAAGATGATGTACGGAATGGTAAGCAGGATCTTGATCCTATGAAAGCTTATGTTCATAACCGTCTGATTCGTGACAGGTTTGAACGTGCACGTAAGAAGGCATGGGCAAAAGTCCGTGAGAATCATCCTGATGAAACTAATGTTCTTTATGAAGAACGTGCACAAAAACGTGTTGATCTTTACCAAAAGCTTCGTGAAAGCAAAGGTCAACTTATGCCTAACATTTAATCCACCCATTCCTTTTTGTTAAAGCGTAATGGCAACTACACAAAACACATACACTGGAGATAACTCAACTGTTAGTTACTCCTTTACATTTCCATATCTTGAAGAGACGGACATTAAGGTAAGCCTTGATGGAGTCGTTACAACTGCATATACCCTGTCTAACGCTACAACGATTACCTTTGATACGGCTCCCGCAAGTGGAGTTGCTATCCGTATTTATCGGGACACCAACAACGACGAACTGGCGGCAACCTTCTTTGCGGGTTCCGCCATTCGTGCACAGGATTTGAATGATGACTTCCTGCAGAGCAACTACTCTGTTCAGGAAATCAAAGCTCGGTATGTCGATGCTCAAGCACCTGTAATTCAGGGCAACATTGACATGAATGGTAACCGTATCATTGATCTAGGTGATCCTACCAGCGATCAAGATGCGGCTACTAAATTCTACATTGACACCCGTCTTGGTGACATCGGTATCCCTGGTCATACTCGGTGGCGTAAAACTGCTACTGCTTCCCAGACTACCTTCTCTGGTACTGGTGACTACGGTGGAACGCTGGCTTACACCGTTACCCGTGAACAGGTCTATCTGAATGGTGCTCTTCAACAACGTGATATTGATTACACTGCTGATGATGGTACGTCTATTGTCTTTTCTGTTGCACTGACTGCTGGTGATATTGTTGACATTGTTTGTGTTAACAACTTGAATGCTAGTACTGTTGCTGACGCTGCTAACATTAACTATGGTAGTCAGTTTACTGGGCAAACTACTCGCACTGTTGCTGCTAAGTTGGCTGATGTTGTCTCCGTTAAGGACTTTGGTATTGTTGGTGATGGTTCTACGGATAACACAACCGCTTATACCGCTTTAGCTGCAGCAGTCCCAGCCGGTTCTACAATATATTGGAGTCCCGGTATTTATGTTGGTACATTTAAGGCTACTAAAGCGCTTAACTTGATTGGTGGTCCTGGAGTTACCCTAAAAGCAGCTAACGATACTAACACTACTTCTATTCTTTGGATTGAAGGTCAACTTGGTTCAACTTCTGCCCTTTCAGTTGCTCCCACTTATGGCGATTTAACTCTTAGTGGTGTCAGTGGACTAAACGCTGGTGATTTAGTGCAGCTTCATTCTGGTATGCAACGTCCAAGTGACAGCTCTCCGGTTAATTATGAGTTGGTTCGAATGCTTGATTCTACTACGGTAGAGGGTCAAGTCATGGCTACCCAAGACGGTGCGTCACCCACCTATCAAGTTGTTACTCCTAACAAAAACATCGTTATTAGTGGGTTTAACTTTGATCTTGGTACGTCAAGATCAACATCAGCAGTTTTTGTTCGCTATGCCGAGAATGTCACTGTAGAAAACATTTACACTACTGGCGGTGAAGGCACTACTGTTCGTCTTGATAGGGTTTACGGAGGTCAAGTACGGAACGCCACTCGTATTAAACCTTCCGCCACTGGATCAGGTCAAGGTTACCATGTCCAGTTTCTCACTTGTAAAGATGTTCATGCATCTGAAATTAGAGGTGTTGCCTGTCGTCATACGTTTGATAGTGACTCTAATTACTTCCTATCGCTTCGTAACTGCTTAAGTCACTCTGGCGTCAGTAGCGATGTTGTTATGACTCATAATGGTTATGGTGGTTCTCATACTTATGAAAACATTAACATTTTTGAGCTAGCAACTAATACTTATGGTATCCATACTTCTGTGCAAGGAATACCAGCTGCTAACGTTAACACTCAAATAGCACGAGATTTTGTAATTAATAATTGCAAGATTATGCGTAGAACTGCAGCAACTTCTCAGGCTGCTGCAATCTATTTCCAATACGCCACTGCAGACATTCAAATCACTAACTGCGCTATCCATAATCCTACGGGTGGTTCATTTACTAACCAAATGGCTGTTCGGTTTGAAGGACCTATTGGTGGTACTAGTCGTATTTCTGACATCCACATTCAAAATTACGATTGGGGTTTGTACTTTGGAGATACTCTTACTTCAATTACATCGTATCCACGTCACTATGAGCGCGTAAATATTGAACGTATTAATTGTTATTTTGTTAATACGCCAATTTATGACGGCTATCCAGCAGGGCGTTTTTTCTACCCAATTATTAGGGATGTAAACATCTACGATAGTGGTGCAATTAATCCTGATTTTGATTGTCTAATGCGGATTAGCAACAGTCATTCCGGAGAAACGGTACTTAATCTTTCTCAAGTAGTTAGCGCTACTTATACTTTGCAAAACAAAGTAGTGGCTAATCCTAATAATAATTATGTGTTGTTTGGGTCGGCTGACTTTCCCGGAAGTATTGGCTCCAGCCTTACTCCTGCTAGCAATACATTAACACAAACTCAACTACTATCAGCATCTGGACCAGCTGGACGTATTCTTAATGCGACAACGGTTACTACTGTTGATCGTGGTTGTGGTATTGGTCAAAGAGCAGTTTGGTTATGTAATGGAGCTGTGTCTATTAGTGATGCTTCTACCGTAAGTGGAACCATTACCGGCTCTTCTTTAGACATCATTGAAATGGTATGGAACGGCTCTACTTGGAGTAAACGAGCTGTAGGTACTTGGAGTTAAAAACTAAACTACGCAACACTAAACCCTTTTACCCCCTTTTAGAACAATGATCGCACTTATCCGTCCTATCCTTTTCTCCTTTCTTAACAGCGAGAAAGTAAAGCGCCTTATTGTTGATCTGCTCCGTAAACTTGCTGAGCAAACCGACAACACTGTCGATGACCAAGCCGTTGATTTCATTGAGCGTGGTCTCTTCGGCGGCTGATGGACTTGGGAGCACCTCCGGTACTGCCGGTTCTAAGGCTCCCTGAGCCGCCTCTACTACCCCGTCCGGTACTGGAGGTACCACGAGCTACTTTACCCTCGTACAAGCCGCTTGTAGTGCCTCCTAACGACCTTCGTCCACCTCCGGGTGTACGCGGTGTTAACAGTGACGAGGAAAAGACAACGGAGGAGAAACCTAAACC